CGCCTACGCCAACGCCTACGGCTGCGAGACCGTCAGCGATGCTATCGCCTTCCGCGCCGGTTTCGGTGCACGTGAGCTGATGCTCATCTGGCCGGACTTCGTCTCCTGGGACACCACCGCGAACGCCAACGCACCGGCCAGCGCCATCGCCCGCGCCCTGGGCCTGCGCGCCAAGCTGGACGAGCAGGTGGGCTGGCACAAAACCCTCTCCAACGTGCCGGTCAACGGAGTGTCGGGCCTGAGCAAGGACATCTACTTCGACCTGCAGAACCCAGCCACCGACGCCGGCCTGCTCAACGCCGACGAGGTCACCACCCTGATCCGCCGCGACGGCTTCCGCTTCTGGGGCTCGCGCACCTGCAGCGCCGACCCGCTGTTCGCCTTCGAGAACTACACCCGCACCGCCCAGGTGCTGGCAGACACCATGGCAGAGGGGCATTTCTGGGCTGTGGACAAGCCCATGCACGCCTCCCTGGTGCGCGACATCGTCGAGGGCATCAACGCCAAGTTCCGCGAGCTCAAGCGCGGCGGCTACATCATCGACGGGCAGTGCTGGTTCGATGAGGCGGCCAACGACAAGGACACCCTCAAGGCCGGCAAGCTGTTCCTGGACTACGACTACACGCCCGTGCCGCCGCTGGAAAACCTGCTGCTGCGCCAGCGCATCACCGACCGCTACCTGGTCGACTTCGCCGCCGGCATCACCGCCTGACCCCATTGACCCGCGCGGCCCCGGCCGCGCCGTAGGAGAGCCCAGCCATGGCCCTGCCCAAGAAACTCAAGCACATGAACCTGTTCAACGATGGCAACAGCTACGTTGGCCAGTGCAAGTCCGTCACCCTGCCGACCCTCGGCCGCAAGTTCGAAGACTGGCGCGGCGCCGGCATGGACGGCCCGGTGAAGGTCGACATGGGCCACTCCGACGACGGCATTCAGATCGAATGGACCCTCGGCGGCTGGGACCTGACCGTGCTGCGCCAGTTCGGCGCCGTACAGGCTGACGGCGTGATGCTGCGCTGGGCCGGTTCCGTACAACAGGACGACACCGGCGCGGTCACCGCCGTCGAAGTGGTTGCCCGCGGCCGGCATGAAGAAATCGACTTCGGCGATGCCGAGTCCGGCGAGGACACCGAGCACTCCATCACTACCACCTGCACCTATTACAAGCTGACGATCGACGGCAACGAAGAGATCGAGATCGACCTGCTCAACTTCGTCTTCAAGGTCAACGGCAAGGACATGCTCGACGCGCACCGCAAGGCCATCGGCCTGTAATTCCGGCGCCGGCCCGTGCCGGCGCTCCTGAATCAACCCAAGGAGCAACCCCATGAAAACCAGCGACCCTATCGTTCTCGAGCAGCCAATCAAGCGCGGCGAAAAGACCACCATCACCGAAATCACCCTGCGCAAGCCGGCTGCCGGTGAGCTGCGCGGCCTCAAGCTGACCGACCTGCTCAACGGCGACGTCAACGCCACCATCCGCCTGGTGCCGCGCATCAGCCAGCCGACGCTCACCGAGCAGGAAGCTGCCGCCCTGGACATCGCCGATCTGCTCATGTGCGCGGATACCGTAGCGGGTTTTTTGCAGAAGACGGGCAGCACGGCGGAATCCCCCGCCGCGTAGACGACGTGATGGCGGACATCGCCCTGGTGTTCCACTGGGGGCCGGAGCAGATGAACGCCATGCCCCTGCATGAACTGATGGACTGGCGCGAGCGCGCCATCGAACGATGGGAGCGCACGCATGGCGCGTGATCTGAACCTCAAGGTCAACCTCCAGGCACTGGACAACGCCACCCGCCCGCTGCGCACCATTGCCAGCGGCGCGACCAGCCTGGGCCGTGCACTCAAGGACACCCGCGGCGAGCTCAAGGGCCTGCAGGCCCTGCAGAAGGACGTCAGCTCATTCCGCAACCTCAAGGGCGCTGCTGATCAAACCGGCAGCGCCATGCAGGCCAACCGCGAGCGCGTCAAAGCGCTATCCCGCGAGATGGCCGCCACCGCCACGCCCACCCGGGCGCTGACGCGTGAATTCCAGAGCGCGGTCCGCCAGGGCCACGCCCTGAAGCAGAAACACAGCGAGCAACAGCGCGAGCTGCAAGGCCTGCGTGGCAAGCTGGGCGAGGCGGGCATCAGCACCCGCAACCTCGGCCAGCATGAGCGCGAGCTGCGCCAGCGTGTCGAGAGCACCAACAAGACGCTGGCCCAACAGGAACAGCGCCTCAAACAGCTCACCACCCAGCAGAAGCGCCTCGGCCAGGCCAAGGCCCAATACGAGAGCACCCAGCAATTGGCTGGCAGCATGGCCGCGACCGGTGCGGGTGGGCTGGCAACCGGCAGCGGCATCCTCTATGCCGGCGCGAAGGTCATGGCGCCAGGGCTGGAATTTGACGCTGCCATGAGCAAGGTGCAGTCGCTGACCCGCCTGGATGCCGCATCCGAAGACATGGCAGCGCTTCGCGAGCAGGCCCGGCAGCTTGGCGCCAGCACTCAGTTCACCGCAGGGCAGGCGGCTGAGGCGCAGGGCTTCCTGGCCATGGCCGGCTTCAAGGCTGAATCCATCCAGGCAGCCATGCCAGGCATGCTGGATCTTGCCAAGGCAGGCGACAGTGGCCTGGCCGAAACGGCGGATATCGCGTCCAACATCCTCACCGGCTTCAATCTGCAGGCGAGCGAAACCGGGCGCCTGGGTGACGTGCTGGTCGGCACCTTCACCCGGTCCAACGTCAACCTGCAGATGCTCGGCGAAACAATGAAGTACGCCGCGCCGGTCGCTGCCAGCGTGGGGCAGGACATCGAGACCGTTGCCGCCATGGCCGGCAAGCTGGGCGACGCCGGTATACAGGGCAGCATGGGCGGTACCGCGCTGCGCGCCATCCTCAACCGCCTGAGCGCACCGCCCAAGGCTGCGGCCAAGGCGCTGGACAAGCTCGGTGTGTCGGCAGTCGATGCCCAGGGCAACCTGCGTGATATGCCCACCGTGCTGCAGGAGATCTACGAGAAAACCAAGAACATGGGCGATGCCGAGCGCGCGGGCCTTCTCAAGCACATCGCCGGCGAAGAAGCGGTTGCAGGTATGCAGGTGCTGGTCAAGCAGGCCGGTACCGGCGCGCTGCAGGAGTTCGTCAGCACACTCAAGGCCTCCGAGGGCGAAGCCAGCGCCACCGCCAAGACCATGGCCGACAACCTGCGCGGCGATCTCTCGGCTATGGGCAGCGCCTGGGAAGACCTAGGCATCCAGCTCCAGGAGCAGCAGAACGGCCCCATGCGCGAGATCACCCAAACGCTCACCGGCATCATCGGCGGGGTGAAGGGCTGGATCGCCGAGAACCCCAAGCTGGCCGCCAACATCGTCAAGACCGCCGCCGGCGTGGGCATCCTCATGGCTGGCATGGGCGGGCTGACGTTGGCGATCGCCAGCATCCTCGGCCCGTTCGCCATGCTGCGCTACGGCATGATGCTGTTTGGCATCAAGGGCGCCGGGCTGGCCGGCACGCTGTTCAACCTGGGCAAAACGGCGCTGCCGCTGGTGGGTAAGGGCATCCTGTTCATTGGGCGGGCGCTGATGATGAACCCTATCGGCCTGGCCATCACCGCGATCGCCGGCGGCGCCTACCTGATCTACCGCAACTGGGACAAGGTCGGGCCGTACTTCCTGGGACTCTGGGCAGAGATCAAAGCGGGCTTTTCCGGGGGGCTTGGTGGCATTGCTGCCACCATCCTCAACTTCAGCCCGGCAGGCCTGCTGTATCGCGCTTTCGCGGGCGCGCTCAGCTACCTAGGCGTGGATCTGCCGGCCCGGTTCACCGACTTCGGCGGCATGCTCATGCAGGGCCTGGCCAACGGCATCAAGAACGCGGCCGGAGCGGTCAAGGGTGCAGTGGTTGGCGCGGCGGACAGCAGCATCGGCTGGTTCAAGGAAAAGCTCGGCATCCACAGCCCGTCGAGGGTGTTTGCCGAGCTGGGCGGCTTCACCATGGCCGGCCTCGCGCAGGGCCTGCAGGCAGGTGAACGTGGCCCGCTTTCGCAGCTGGGCGACACGGCCAAACGGCTGACGGCAGCAGGTGCGATCGGCCTAAGCGCCGCGGTCGGTGCCATGCCAGCAGCGGCAGAGCCGGTCGCGTTCGATACGCGCCCACCGCTGGCCGCCCGTGCGGCTTCGCCAGCTGCTGCGCAGAGCGGCACCGCCAGCATCAAAATCACCATCAACGCAGCACCCGGGCAGGACGCCAACGCCATCGCCCGCGCCGTCGCCGCCGAGCTGGACAAGCGAGAGCGCGAGAAGGGCGCCCGTGCGCGCTCATCCCTATTCGACCAGGAGTAGCAGACCATGATGATGGCCCTCGGCATGTTCGTCTTTTCGCTGGAGACCCTGGCCTACCAGGAATTCCAGCGCCAGACGGAATGGCGCCACGGCAGCACCTCGCGCATCGGCACCAACCCGGCGCGCCAGTACCTTGGCCGCGGTGATGACAGCATCACCCTGCCGGGCGTACTGCTGCCCGCGCTGGCCGGCACCCAGCTCAGCCTCGACACGCTGCGCACCATGGCCGACACCGGCAAGGCCTGGCCGCTGGTGGAGGGCACCGGGAAGATTTACGGCACCTGGATCATCGAATCCTTGAGCGAAACCCGCACGCTGTTCTTCCGCGACGGCCAGGCGCGGCGCATTGAGTTCACCCTCACGCTCAAACGCATCGATGACGGCCGGGTGGATCTGCTCGGCAGC